GGATTGCTCGGCGAGCTTCTCGTTCGATGCGCCGTGGACGACGAGGAGGGTGAAGGTGCCTGCCCTCTTCGCCTGTCGCCTGAACCGGCCGTAACAGGTCTGGCACCGCTCGCGGGCGTAGAACTCCAGCGAGCCGCACTCGATGCAGCGGCGTTCTCCCGCGCAGGTGGCCGCCATCACGTCGCCGCCATATCCACGAAACGGGCATAATGCCCTTGGAAGGCGACGGTGATCGTGGCGGTGGGCCCGTTGCGGTGTTTGGCGACGATGAGGTCGGCTTCGCCGGCGCGGACGGATTCCTTCTGGTAGGCGTCTTCGCGGTGGAGCAGGATGACGATGTCGGCGTCTTGTTCGAGGGAGCCGGACTCGCGGAGGTCGGATACCTGCGGCTTCTTGTCCTGGCGTTGCTCGGGTCCGCGGTTGAGCTGGGAGAGGGCGACGACGGGGACTTGCAGGTCCATGGCGAGGGTCTTCAGTCCGCGGCTGATCCGTGAGACTTCTTGCTGCCGGTTGTCGCCGCGCCCGTTTGATTCGCCGCCCATGAGCTGGAGGTAGTCGACGACGACGAGGCCGAGGCCGTGCTGGCGTTGGACGCGGCGGCAGTGCGAGCGGATCTTCGCGACGGTGACACCGGTGTCGGCGACGATGAACAGCGGCGAGGCCTGCATGTCCTTGCCGGCTTCGATGAGGTCGAGGATTTTGGCGTCGTCGAGGGGGCCTTTGTTCTTCATCCAGTGGAGCGGGTAGGTGGCGTGGGCTGCGAGGAATCGCTTTTCGAGTTCCTTGCGGCCCATCTCCAGGGAGAAGAACGCGGTGGGGATGTCGTTGCGGATGGCGGTGGTGCGGGCGATGTCTCCGGCGAGGACGGATTTGCCCATGGCGGGGCGGGCGGCGATGAGGATGAGCTGGCCGGGCTGGAGTCCGCCGGTGAGTTCGTCGAAGTCGGCGAAGCCGGTTTTGAGGCCTCCCTTGGGGCCGTTCTCCCGGATGTCGACGACTTCGGCGACGGTGTCCATGATGTCGGCGCCGATGGCGAGGTCGGTGTCGCCGGGGTCGGTGAGGGTGGTCAGGCCTTCGAGGGTGTCGTAGGCGCTTTGGAGGATCTCGTCGGGTGTCTGTTCTCCGCGGTGGACGCTCTGGCTCATGCCGTTTCCGGCTTCGCGGATCTTCCGGAGGATGGCTTTCTCGTGGACGATCCGGGCGTGGTGGCTGGCGTGGGAGACGGTGACCATGGCTTGGGTGAGCTGGAAGAGGTAGGGGCTGCCGCCGACGCGGGTGAGTTCGCCGTCTTTTTCGAGCCGGTTGCCGAGGGCGATGGGGTCGTGGGGGTGGCCGGAGTTGAACAGGTCGATGACGGTGCGGGCGATGGTTTCGTGTGCGGGGCGGCTGAAGTCGCCGGGGGTGAGGATGTCGAGGGCTTCTTCGATGGCCCGGTCGGCGAAGATCATCTCTCCGAGGAGGGCCATCTCGGCGGCGACGTCCTGCGGCGGGATCAGGCGGGACGGCTGCTCGCCGTGCTCGGCGGCCTGGTCGTCGTAGTCGTGGGTCACGCGCGGTTCCTTCGGAAGTCGGTGCCGGTGAACGCGACCGCGGTGGAGCCGCCGTCGGCGAAGCGGGACATGGTGCGCGGGCCGAGGGGTTCGAGGGTGGGCAGGTTGGTGGAGATGAGGGTGGGGAGCTGGTTTTGCCAGCGGGCGTCGACGACTTGGGCGATGGCGTCGACGGTCCAGGGGTAGAGCTGGGTGGCGCCGAGGTCGTCGAGGGCGAGGAGTGGTGCTTCGCGCCAGGCGTGGAGCTTGTCGTGGTCGACGGGCCGGTCGGCGGCGGCTTTGAATTCGAAGTCGGAGACGAGGTAGTAGCGGCCGTACCAGCCGCGCTCGATGAGGAGTTCGCCGATCTTCCACAGGTGCCAGGTTTTGCCGGTGCCGGGTTCGCCGAGGAGGAGCAGCGAGGCGTGCGAGCCGGACAGGAAGCCGTCGATCCACTGGTCGGCTTCGGGCCGGAAGGGGCCGTTCTCGTCGAAGGCTTTGGGGCGGCGGGCGAGGTAGCGGTCGAGGGTTTGTGCGCGGATCTCGGCGCGGGCTGCGGCTTGGGCGGCGTCGTGCCGGGTGCGCCGGTTGTCTGCGCTGGTCATCAGAAGGGCTTCGCATTCTTGTAGTCGTCGGCGGTCCAGATTTGTGCTGCGGCGCCGGTCATGGGGTGGGGGCGGTTCGGGGCCGTCCAGCCGGACACCGCGCGGAGCTGGGGGCCGGGCCGCGGGTCGGGCTCGTCGTCGTAGCAGCCCTTGTTCAGCCAGGTGGCGGGGTACTTGGTGAACTTGGGATCTTCACCAGCCCGCTCACGGGCGTAGCGCTGGGCGCCGTCGATCATTTGCTGGGGGACGATGCCGCGCCTGATGGCGGCGAGCCAGGCGAGCTTGGCTTCCTCGCGGTTGCGCTTCTTCGGGTAGTTGCTCCAGAAGGCGCCGAACGCGTCGAGGTGCAGATCCTCGGTGGGCTCGTCTTCGTGAGCCGCAGGCGAAGAAGAGTCTTTTAGTAGTTGGTTGTCTGACGGTTGTTGGTGGTTAGGGCGGCGTTCCGTCCGTGACGAACGGACTTTAAGTGCGTGACGGCTAGGCGTTCCGTCCGTGACATCGGCGGTCACGGATTCTGCGTCCGTGACAGTCACGTCCTTTACGCCTGTGACAGTCACGGACTCTGAGTGCGTGACAGTCTTCGAGCGGGACCGCCTCTTCCGCTCGGCGGCAGCCGCACGGAAGTCGTCCTCCTCGCGTTCCAGATCCGCCCAGTCCGACTCCGGACGGCGCAGCTCCATGGCGAGCTTCCAGCGCGCGCGCCCCTCGGTCGTGCCGTCGCGCACGATCAGGGCGCCGCTCTCCAGCCGGCGCAGCGCGCGCTGGACGGTGGTGCGGTCGTAGCCGGTGCGGTACTGGATGCGAAGCACCGAGGGGTGGCTGTTCGTGCCGTCGGGCTTGGCGTGCTCGGCGAGCGTCTGAAGGACATGCCGGGCAGTGGTGTCCGGCTTGCCCTTCTCGGTGCGTGGCATGGGCGCGTCGTCCATGGCCCAGGTCACTGCATCTGTGCTCACGTGCTCTTCTCTCGCCGTCGTTGCTGTTCAGGGCCTGGTTTCAGGCAGCGCTCATGGCGGCTTCGTCGGGGCGGCAGTCGCCCTTCCGGCTTGTCCCATCTTAACCCAGGTGCCCCTACAGCGCACGGGCACCGAGTGGTTGAATGCGAAGGCGAGGTGCCCATCCCGTGTCCGGTCAGCTACGCTGTCGACATGACGACGAAGGGAACCCCCGGCCGCGTGATCCGCGTCGATGGCGAGACGTGGACCGCGTACGAGGAGGCGTGCAAGGACATGGGCACGACCCGTGCAGACGACCTCCGTCGTCACATCCACCGGCAGATCGCGGCATGGAAGAAGCGCCAACGCGACGCCGGCGCCGCCCGCACGATCGCCGAGTCCTGACGCGCCGCCGCGGGCGGCCGGCATGCTGCCAGCCGCCACACGACACCCGATGCCGGTCATGACGTGGGCTCCGTGTCGCCCGTGGTAGCCCAGCCGTCGTGCACGTACTTCACGGCACCCAACTCGCGCAGCCGCGCGACGTCGAACCCCAGGAACGTCTGGTCTCGGCCCTTGCGGCGCCCGCGTGTGTAGCGGAGCTTGCCGTTCACAAGCGCCACCTGCATCTGAAGAACGTCCACCACCCACACCTGTCCAAGGCGGTCTCTGTCGTCGTCGTAGAAGCCGTAGACGAACATGTGCGCGCCGAGTTTGTGCAGCTCGGAGGGCACGCCCGTCTCTGTGTTGAACTCGGTGACAGTGACGTCGTTGAACCCCATGGACGCAGGCCTACGGAACCGCTCCTGCACTGACAGCCGGATCGGGGCGCGTAGGTCTAGCAGGAAGGGCTTGATGGACAGCTGGCAGTCGATGGCGTATTCGAGGTCCTGCGCGGTTTGGGTGACGTCCTCGAAGCTGACGTTGCAGGCGGGGAACAAGCGGGGGTAGAGCTCCCGTTGTGCGGCGAGGTGTGCGCGCTTGGTGAATTCGAAGTTCTTCTGGCTGAAGGCTGTGCTCATAGGGGTCGCGCCTCCGGCCCGTATTTGGCGATGATCTCGCCGCAGTGGAGGAGGTCGAGTTCGGCGCCTACGCAGGTGCGACCGGTCTGGTCTGCTGCGAAGAGCGTGGTGCCCGATCCGAGGAAGGGGTCGACGACGATGTCCCCCTCGTTGGTGAAGAGGTCGATGAGGTCGACGAGGAGGCGTGCCGGTTTACGGGACGCGTGGTTCGTCTCGGATGTGCTGGCCGTTTCGATCGTTATCCGCAGCACGTCCTGCGCGTTGCGGTGCAGGCTCTCGCCGTGGGAGAACAAGGCAAGGTAGATCCAGTTGCCGAATCCGAGGGCGCCGCGGGTCATGCCGTTGGCGATCCATGCGGCCATCGACCACCGGTAGGGCATGGCGGTTGTTGTGAAGAAGTCCTGTACGGCGGACAGTCCAGGAGTAACGGCGACGATGGGCGCGCTGTCGGTGAGGTAGTCGTGACCCCAGACGAAGCTGTGGTCCCACTCGGCTTTGCCGGCGTTGTATGGCGGGTCAGCGAATGCGAATGCTGCGTCTTGCGTGGCTTTGATGAACTCTGGGTCGGTGGAGTCGCCGCAGTACAGGCGGTGTCGTCCGAGCTGCCACCACTGCCCGGCCTCGGGGCGCGCCGGGTCAGCGAGGACCTGGATGCGTTGGGCGGCCTCGGCGGCTTGCTTGGCGAGCTGTTCTGTGCGCGCTCGTTTCGCTTCCGCCTTCGCCTCGGCCTTCCGCTTCCTGAGTTCGTTGGCGCG